AAACTGTAGCAGGCGCCTCAAATGCGACATATTCTCCACCAGAAGCGTCTTGAAATCTTAATTCTGCTCTCGCTAACATATCAATATTCGTATTGATTTGTGGAGCAGTTAATGTTTTGTTTGTAAGTGTTTGAGAGCCAGTAAGTGTAGTAACAGTTGAATCTATAGCTATATCATCTGCATTTGCAGTAATACCTGTGCCACCAATAACATTTACAGTTGCGGCTCCAGAAGTTGCTCCACCAGTTAAACCAGTACCAGCGACAACTGAGGTAATATCTCCTGCGCCGGAATCAACGTATGCTTTTACTGATTGTTGGGTTGGAATTAAAGTTGCTGAGTCTGATGACATATCATCTTCATCTACAAAGGCTGTTGCTGTTATTGACCCATCTGATAAACTAGCAAATGTTACTGTTCCACTAGCAGTTAGGTTTCTTAAACCAGAAGCAACATCTGCTGAACCATCTAATACTAATGCTTTATTGGCGGCACCAGCACCGTTTGTGATACCATCTAATTTTTCTAGGTCGACTTCGGACATGCTCGCAGACCCTATAATAAACGAACCACCTGATGTAATATTACCCACAACAGTCACATTTGTTGTGCCTGTAGGAATCTCTAGGACATCTGCGTCAGCATCATTCTTGATTGTAACGTCATTAGTAGAACCTTGTCCTGTTAGAATTAATCCTTCTGCTGAGGTATATCCTATTGCGGCATTATCGCCAGCCGCAGTATCTCCTGATGGTTCAACTGTAGTTCCGATTACAACACCTGTTGAAGTAATTGCACCACTACCTATTGTTCCTAAACCAGTTAATGTTGAATTAAGATCATCTCCTGTTATTGTACCATCAACAATTTTAGCAGATGTAATAATACTATTTTCAATATCGTCTGCTGTTAAAGGCGCCTCAGCTGGTCTTTTACCTATATAAGCCATCTTACGTTATCTCCATTATAGACAATGTGCCAGAAACTTTATCAGCTACAGAACAATCTATTTTTAAAACATCTGTAGTTTCCAGAACTACTTTTCCACCTGATAATAATTCTAATGAACTTCCAACTGGTATAGAAACATCTTTCACTAAAAATGATGTTCCATTTGCAACATTGTTTGCACCATTACGATTTGCAGTATCACTTTCAAGTTCTACTTCAACTGTAACTACCGCAGAATGAATATTAGTAAGTATTAAACCAAGTACAACTGTTGTTGTTGAACTTGCTACTGTGTACATTGTGTAAGGTGTTCCAGCAGAAGCTGGTTCTGCCGCAAAAGTTACACATTTAAAAGTATTTGCCATATTTATTTCCTTTTATTATTTATCCTAAAGCTACTGCTAATGCTGTAGCATCTCCTGTTGATGCTTTAGTATCAGCATAAGCCTTGACTGATTGTTGGGTTACTAATTTAGTTGCTGAATCAGATGACATATCATCTTCATCTAATACAGCCGTTCCAGATACTCCTGTATTAATAACAGGACTTGTTAATGTTTTATTGGTAAGTGTTTGCGAACCAGTAAGTGTAGTAACAGTTGAATCTATAGCTATATCATTTGCATTTGCAGTAATACCTGTACCACCTACAACATCTACTGTTGCTGATCCAGTAGTAGCACCGCCAGTTAAGCCGGCACCCGCAACAACCGCTGTTATATCACCACCACCAGCTGAGCCTACTTCATTATCAACATAAGCCTTAACTGACTGCTGAGTTGGAATTAAAGTTGCTGAATCAGATGACATATCATCTTCATCTACAAAAGCTGTAGCTGTTATTGATCCATCTGCTAAACTACCAAATGTTACTGTTCCACTAGCAGTTAAGTTTCTAAAACTACTAGCATCTTTATTTGAATCAACTACTACCGCCTTGCTTGCTACTACTGTACCAGCAGTTAAATCATCTATTTGTTCAAGATCTGCTTCACTAATAACTGCACTACCAACTGTTAGTGAACCAGTCATTGTAGGGCTTGCTATGGTTTTATTAGATAATGTTTCTGTATTATCTAGAATTGATAATGTACCAGTTACATTAGGTAATGTAATTGTTCTATCTGCTGTTGGATCTGTAATAGTTAACGTCGTTTCAAAATCATCAGCCGTAGAACCTTCAAATACTACGGCATTTTGTGCATTCATTGTAACAGTATCAACAACTGTTTGAGTTCCACTAACTGTTAGATTACCTGTAACTGTTAAATTATCTGCAACAGTCACTTCAGAAGTTGAATGTCCTATTGTTACTGCAATGCCACTTGTTTCGGTTGCTATCTTTAAAGCACCTACTGCATTTGTAATATATGAGTTTGAAGCGTCATGATATAAAGTCATATCACTAGACGCACCCCACATTGCTTTAGCACTATCAGGGAATAGAATATCATCTGTTCCGGTTGGTACTGTAAATACTGTACCATCTGCATCATTCTTTAAAGTTACATCACTAGTAGAACCTTGTCCTGTTAAGATCAGTCCTTCTGCTGAGGTATACCCTATTGCCGCATTATCTCCTGCTGATGTATCACCTGATGGTTCAACTGTAGTTCCTATTACAACACCTGTTGAAGTAATTGCACCCGAGCCTATTGTTCCTAAACCGGTAACATTACCTGATGTATCAAATGTATAATTGCCATCACTGAATGTACCATCAATGGTTACATTTCTAAAAGTACCAATATCTTTATTTGAATCAACTACTACTGCTTTACTAGCGGCTACTGTACCTGCCGTTATTCCATCTATTTGTTCTAATTCAGCTTCATTAATAACTGCACTACCAATAGTAAAGCCGGTACCTGTTACAACACCTGTTGACGTTACTGCTCCACAACCTACTGTTCCTAAACCAGTAACGTTACCACTTGTATCAAATGTATAATTTCCATCACTAAATGTACCATCAATGGTTAAATTCCGTATCGTGCCTATATCTTTATTTGAGTCAAGTACTAAAGCCTTGCTGGCGGCCGCGGTACCTGCTGTAATACCATCTAACTGTTCTAAATCGGCTTCAGACATCGCGGCACTACCAATCGTAACTGAGCCTGTTACTGTAATACCACCTGAATCTGTTTCGAATACTTTACTACCATCATGATATATATCTACAGCACCATTTTCTGTACATACTACAAAATTTTCACTAGTGTTATTTGCTAAAAGTGTGAGTGTGGAGGCTCTTATAATTAATCCACCTGCACCACCTTCTTGAATAATACTATTTGAACCACCATGATAGATTTTTAAATCTGATCCATCACCCCATATTGCCCCAGCATTATCTGGGAATAGAATATCATCTGTGCCTGTTGGTACTGTAAATACTGTACCGTCAGCATCATTCTTTACAGTAATATCCGAGGTTGAGCCTTGCCCTGTTAGAATAAGTCCTTCTGCGGCTGTATATCCTATTGCCGCATTATCTCCTGTTGATGTATCACCATCTGCATTCAAGGTAGCACCGGTAATATCTCCTGTAACATCTAGGTTACCACCACTACTAAGTGACATCTTTTCAGCGGCCGCTTCACTTGCCGCTGTTTTAAAGCTAAGTTTAGTTGCATTATTGTCAGCGGCAAAAGTATCTTCTGCAATCGCTGATATTCCAGCCGCGGTAAGGATAGCATCTGTACCACCTGAATCTCCAGCAGTAAAATTAATTGTGCCAATGACTTCATCAGCAACAATATCATCTTCTTCTGATTTTAAATTAAGTATAATGGGTGTGTTATCACCTGCGGCAGTATGTGTAAGTGTTAACCCTACATCTTGTACATGAGTTAGGGTTATTTCTTGATCATCACCAAAACTAACAACAGCCTCATCTGCAAGGAATAAATCAGAGAATTCTTTTGAGGCAGAACCTAAAGTTGTACCATCAGCTGATGTTGGAAGAATAGAAGTTCCAAAAGTCGCTGTATTAATAACAGGACTTGTTAATGTTTTGTTTGTAAGTGTTTGCGAACCAGTAAGTGTAGTAACAGTTGAATCTATGGCTATATCATTTGCATTTGCAGTAATACCTGTGCCACCAATAACATTTACAGTTGCGGCTCCAGAAGTTGCTCCACCAGTTAAACCAGTACCAGCGACAACTGAGGTAATATCTCCTGCTTCATGTGTTTGTGCATCAACGTATGCTTTTACTGATTGTTGGGTTGGGATTAAAGTTGCTGAGTCAGATGACATATCATCTTCATCTACCCAGGCTGTTGCTGTTATTGTTCCGTCTGCTAAACTACCAAATGTTACTGTTCCGCTGGCTGTTAAATTTCTAAAACTACTAATATCTTTATTTGAATCAACCACTACTGCTTTACTTGCGGCTACAGTACCTGCTGTAACTCCATCTATTGTTTCAAGTTCTGCTTCAATGATGCTTGCACTTCCAATTATAAAACTGCCACCAGATGTAATATTACCTGATGATGTAATTGCTCCTGAGCCTACCGTTCCTAACCCACTAACATTACCTGATGTATCAAATGTATAATTTCCATCACTAAAAGTACCATCAATGGTTAAATTACGTAGTGTGCCTATATCTTTATTGCTGTCAACAACCAATGCCTTACTAGCAACGGCTGTACCTGCAGTTAAATCATCTATTTGTTCAAGATCAGCTTCATTAATAACAGCACTACCAATAGTAAAGCCCGTTCCTGTTACAACACCTGTTGATGTTACGGCTCCAGACCCTATTGTGCCTGCAACTGTCAATGCACCATTTCCAAGCGTTAATAAATCTTTATCATTTGCACCACCAATAGTACCACTGCTCTTAATAACAATATCATCTACAACTGTTAAAAGGCCTGCACTACTAAGTGACATCTTTTCAGCCGCGGCTTCACTAACTGCGGTTTTAAAACTTAATTTGGTCTTATTGTTATCAGCGGCAAAGGTATCTTCTGCAATCGCTGATATTCCAGCCGCTGTAAGAATAGCATCTGTGCCACCCGAATCTCCAGCTGTAAAATTAATCGTACCAATGACTTCATCAGCGATAATATCATCTTCTTCTGATTTTAAATTAAGTATAATAGGTGTATTGTCGCCAGCGGCCGTATGTGTAAGTGTTACTCCTACATCTGGTACATGAGTTAATGTTATTTCATTATCATCACCAAAGCTAACAACAGCTTCATCTGCTAAAAATAAATCACTAAATTGTAAAGAGCTTGTACCTATTGCGGCACCGTCTTGTGCATCTGGTGCAAAAGCTGTAGTAGCCGTAATGGTAGTTCCTTGAACTGTACCAGTTGAAGTAATATTACCACTGCCAATAGTTCCTAAACCAGTAACATTACCTGATGTATCAAATGTATAATTGCCATCACTGAAAGTTCCATTAATAGTTAAATTTCTAAAGGTACCAATATCTAAGTTTGAATCCACCACTACTGCTTTAGATGCGGCCACGGTGCCTGCCGTAACTCCATCTATAGTTTCAAGTTCTGCTTCATTAATAACTGCACTACCAATAGTAAAGCCTGTTCCAGTAACCACACCAGTTGATGTGACTGCTCCACAACCTACTGTTCCTAAACCAGTAACATTACCGCTAGTATCAAATGTATAATTGCCATCACTAAATGTACCGTTAATAGTTAAGTTTCTAAAAGTGCCAATATCTAGGTTTGAGTCAACTACTACTGCTTTAGATGCGGCTACCGTGCCTGCTGTAATACCATCTATAGTTTCAAGTTCTGCTTCATTAATAACTGCACTACCAATAGTAAATCCGGTTCCTGTTACAACACCTGTTGAAGTGACTGCTCCACAACCTACTGTTCCTAAACCAGTAACATTACCTGATGTATCAAATGTATAATTGCCATCACTGAATGTACCATTAATAGTTAAATTACGTAGTGTACCAATATCTAAGTTTGAATCTAATACTAGGGCTTTACTTGCGGCCGCAGTACCAGCAGTAATTCCATCTAATTGTTCTAGGTCAGCTTCAGACATTGCGGCACTACCAATAGTAAGTGATGTATTACAAGCTATTGTGCCAGCAACAGTTAATGCACCACTGCCTAGTGTTAATAAATCTTTATCAGCGTCACCACCAATAGTACCACCACTTTTAATAACGATATCATCTACAACTGTTAAAAGCCCTGCTGAGCTTAATGACATCTTTTCTGTTGCGGCTTCACTAACTGCTGTTTTAAAACTTAATTTAGTCGCGTTACTAGTAGATGAAAAATCCCCTTCTGAAACAGCTTCTATACCTGCGGCAATCGCTATTGCATCTGATGCGGCACCTTCATCTGGTGCTTGGAAGAAAATAGAACCAAGTACATCATCTGCGGCAATATCATCATCACCTGCTTGAAATGTTAATGAAGGTTCTTTTCCATCACCAGTACCTACATGCTTTAATAAAAGGCCATCATCAGCACTATGGGTTAATGTTATTTCGTTATCATCGCCGAAACTAATAACTGCACCATCTGCTAAGAATAAGTCAGAAAATTGTAAAGAGCTAGTACCTATTGCGGCCCCATCTTGTGCATCTGGTACAAATGCAGTTGTCGCTGTAATTGTAGTACCTTGAACTGTTCCAGTTGAAGTAATATTACCAGAGCCAATAGTTCCTAAACCAGTAACATTACCGCTTGTATCAAATGTATAATTTCCATCGCTGAAAGTGCCATCAATGGTTACATTTCTAAAAGTACCAATGTCTTTATTACTATCAACTACTACCGCTTTACTCGCGGCTACTGTACCGGCAGTTACTCCATCTATTGTTTCAAGTTCTGCTTCATTGATGACAGCACTACCAATGGTAAAGCCGGTTCCTGTTACAACACCTGTTGATGTTACTGCTCCTGATCCAATAGTTCCTAAACCAGTAACATTACCGCTTGTATCAAATGTATAATTTCCATCGCTGAAAGTACCATCTATTGTTAAATTCCGTATTGTACCCACATCTTTATTGCCGTCAACAACTACTGCTTTATTTGCTACTACTGTGCCAGCAGTTAAATCATCTATTTGTTCTATGTCAGATTCACTAATAACTGCACTACCAACTGTTAGAGAACCAGTCATTGTAGGGCTTGCTAGGGTTTTATTACTCAGTGTTTCTGTATTATCTAGAATTGATAACGTACCAGTTACATTAGGTAATGTAATTGTTCTATCTGCTGTTGGGTCTGTAATAGTTAAGGTTGTTTCAAAGTCATCGGCTGTAGCACCTTCAAATATTACGGCATTTTGTGCATTCATTGTAACTGTATCAACAACTGTTTGGGTACCACTAACGGTTAGATTACCTGCAACCGTTAAATTATCTGCAACGGTTACTTCGGAAGTTGTATGTCCTATTGTAACAGCAATACCTGATGTTTCAGTTGCAATTTTTAAAGCACCTACTGCATTTGTAATATATGAGTTTGAAGCGTCATGATATAAAGTCATATCACTAGACGCACCCCACATTGCCTTGGCATTATCTGGAAACAGAATATCATCTGTTCCAGTTGGTACTGTAAACACGGTACCGTCTGCGTCATTCTTTACAGTAATATCACTAGTAGAACCTTGTCCTGTTAGAATTAATCCTTCTGCGGCTGTATATCCCATAGCGGCATTATCATTGGCAGAGGTATCGCCTGTTGCTTCAACCGTAGTTCCTGTTACAACACCGGTTGATGTTACTGCTCCTGAACCTATTGTTCCTAAACCAGTTACGTTACCTGATGTATCAAATGTATAATTGCCATCACTAAATGTACCATCAATAGTTAAATTTCTAATAGTACCTACATCTTTATTGCTATCAACAACTACTGCTTTTGAAGCAACAACTGTGCCTGCTGTAAGGTCATCAATTTGTTCTAAGTCGGCTTCATTAATAACAGCACTACCAATAGTAAAACCTGTTCCTGTTACAACACCAGTTGAAGTGACTGCTCCAGAACCTATTGTTCCTAAACCAGTTACGTTACCTGATGTATCAAATGTATAATTGCCATCACTAAATGTACCATCAATCGTTAAGTTTCTAATTGTACCAATATCTTTATTACTGTCAACTACAACTGCTTTACTTGCTACCACAGTACCAGCAGTTAAATCATCTATTTGTTCTAAGTCGGCTTCATTAATAACAGCACTACCAATAGTAAAACCTGTTCCTGTTACAACACCAGTTGAAGTGACTGCTCCTGAACCTACTGTACCTGCAACAGTTAATTCGCCATTGCCTAATGTTAATAAATCTTTATCGTTTGCTCCACCAACAGTACCACCGCTTTTAATAACAATATCATCTACAACTGTTAAAAGCCCTGCACTACTAAGTGACATTTTTTCTGTGGCTGCTTCACTAACTGCTGTTTTAAAACTTAGTTTAGTCGCGTTATTATCGGCCGCAAAAGTATCTTCTGCAACTGCTTCTATACCTGCGGCTGTAGCAATAGCATCTGTACCACCTGAATCTCCAGCAGTAAAATTAATTGTACCAATAACTTCACCAACAGTAATATCATCTTCTTCTGATTTTAAATTAAGTATAATAGGTTTATTATCGCCTGCCGCTGTATGTGTTAATGTTAACCCTACATCTGCGACATGAGTTAATGTTATTTCGTTGTCATCGCCAAAGCTAACAACAGCTTCATCTGCTAAAAACAGATCAGAAAACTGTAATGAGCTAGTGCCTATTGCGGCACCATCTTGTGCATCTGGTGCAAAAGCTGTGGTGGCTGTAATTGTAGTACCTTGAACTGTACCAGTTGAAGTAATATTACCAGAACCTACTGTTCCTAAACCACTTACGTTACCACTTGTATCAAATGTATAATTTCCATCACTAAATGTACCATCTATTGTTACATTTCTAAAGGTACCAATGTCTTTGTTACTATCAACTACTACTGCTTTACTTGCGGCCACCGTACCAGCAGTAATTCCGTCGATTGTTTCTAACTCTGCTTCGTTAATAACCGCACTACCAATAGTAAATCCTGTTCCAGTAACCACACCTGTTGAGGTAATTGCACCACTACCTATTGTTCCTAAGCCAGTAACATTACCTGATGTATCAAATGTATAATTTCCATCACTAAAAGTACCATCAATGGTTAAGTTTCTAAGAGTACCAATATCTTTATTTGAATCAACTACTAGGGCTTTACTTGCTACTGCTGTACCAGCAGTTAAATCATCTATTTGTTCTAAGTCGGCTTCACTAATAACTGCACTACCAACTGTTAACGAACCAGTCATTGTAGGGCTTGCTATGGTTTTATTAGTTAATGTATCTGTGGTGGCTTTACCAACAAGTGTATCTGCTGATGCTGGTAAAGTAATTGTAACGTCTGCTGTTGCGGCTGGTCCTATTAATGTTACTGCATTACTGCCATTGTCTGTATCTTCTTTAAATAAAATACTGCCGGCCGCTGAAGCTGATCCTGATAACACTGGTGCTGTTAATGTTTTATTAGTTAATGTTTGCGAACCTGTTAAAGTAGTAACAGTTGAATCTATTGCTATATCATTTGCATTAGCAGTAATACCTGTACCACCTACAACATCTACCGTTGCCGCACCAGAAGTAGCACCGCCAGTTAGTCCGGCACCAGCAACAACTGAAGTAATATCTCCTGCTGAAGTTTGTGCATCAACGTATGCTTTTACTGATTGTTGAGTTGGGATTAAAGTTGCTGAATCAGATGACAAATCATCTTCATCTACAAAGGCAGTTACAGTTATTGATCCATCTGCTAAACTGCCAAAATTAACGGTACCTGATGCAGTTATGTTTCTAAAACTAGCGGCATCTTTATTGCTATCAACTACTACCGCTTTACTCGCGGCTACTGTACCTGCTGTAACTCCATCTATTGTTTCAAGTTCTGCTTCAGTAATGCTCGCACTACCTATAATAAATGAGCCACCAGATGTAATATTACCTGATGATGTAATTGCTCCTGAGCCTACTGTTCCTAAACCACTTACGTTACCACTTGTATCAAATGTATAATTTCCATCACTAAATGTACCATCTATTGTTACATTTCTAAAAGTACCAATATCTTTATTTGAATCAACTATTACTGCTTTACTTGCTACTACAGTACCAGCGGTAATACCATCTATTGTTTCTAGCTCTGCTTCATTAATAACTGCACTACCAATGGTAAAGCCTGTTCCTGTTACAACACCTGACGAGGTAATTGCACCTGAACCTATTGTTCCTAAACCAGTAACATTACCACTTGTATCAAATGTGTAATTTCCGTCACTAAAAGTACCATCAATAGTTAAATTTCTAATAGTGCCTACATCTTTATTACTATCAACAACTACTGCTTTACTTGCTACTACTGTTCCAGCAGTTAAATCATCTATTTGTTCTAGGTCTGCTTCACTAATAACTGCACTACCAACAGTAAGCGAACCAGTCATTGTAGGGCTTGCTATAGTTTTATTAGTTAATGTATCTGTTGTTGCTTTACCAACAAGCGTATCTGTTGCGGCTGGTAAAGTAACTGTAACGTCTGCTGTTGATGCTGGTCCTATTAATGTTACTGCATTACTGCCATTATCTGTATCTTCTTTAAATAGAATACTACCAGCGGCAGAGGCTGAACCAGAAAGTACTGGTGCTGTTAATATTTTATTTGTAAGTGTTTGCGAACCAGTTAAAGTTGTAACAGTCGAATCGATAGCTATATCATCTGCATTAGCAGTAATACCTGTGCCACCAATAACATTTACAGTTGCGGCTCCAGAAGTTGCTCCACCAGTTAAGCCAGTGCCAGCAACAACTGATGTGATATCTCCTGCTTCATGTGTTTGTGCATCAACGTATGCTTTTACTGATTGTTGGGTTGGAATTAACGTTGCTGAGTTAGATGACATATCATCTTCATCTACAAAGGCTGTTGCTGTTATTGATCCATCTGCTAAACTACCAAATGTTACTGTTCCACTAGCAGTTAAATTTCTGAAGCTGGTAATATCTTTATTACTGTCAACTACTACTGCTTTACTTGCAACTATAGTACCAGCAGTTAAATCATCTATTTGTTCAAGATCAGCTTCACTAATAACTGCACTACCAATGGTAAAGCCCGTTCCTGTTACAACACCTGTTGAAGTAATTGCTCCAGACCCTATTGTTCCTAAGCCAGTAACATTACCACTTGTATCAAATGTATAATTGCCGTCACTAAATGTACCATCTATTGTTAAGTTTCTAATAGTACCAATATCTTTATTACTGTCAACTACAAGGGCTTTACTTGCTACTGCTGTACCAGCCGTTAAATCATCTATTTGTTCTAGGTCTGCTTCACTAATAACTGCACTACCAACAGTAAGCGAACCAGTCATTGTAGGGCTTGCTATAGTTTTATTAGTTAATGTATCTGTTGTTGCTTTACCAACAAGTGTATCTGCTGAGGCTGGTAAAGTTATAGTTACATCTGCTGTTGAGGCTGGGCCAATTAATGTAACAGCATTAGTGCCGTTATCTGTATCTTCTTTAAATAAAATGCTACCAGCCGCAGAAGCCGAGCCTGATAATACTGGTGCTGTTAATGTTTTATTTGTAAGTGTTTGCGTTCCTGTTAAGGTTACACCACCTGCATTAGCATCAACGTATGCTTTAATTGATTGTTGTGTTGCTAATTGAGTTGCTGAGTTAGATGACAGACTATCTTCATCTAATATAGCCGTTCCAGATACTCCTGTATTAATAACAGGACTTGTAAGAGTTTTATTTGTAAGAGTCTGTGAACCTGTAAGAGTTGTTACTGTTGAATCAATGGCTATATCATTTGCATTAGCAGTAATACCTGTGCCACCAATAACATTTAAAGTTGCATCACCAGAAGTAGCACCACCAGTTAAGCCAGCACCAGCAACAACTGATTCAATGTCTCCGCTACCAGAACCTGAGGCGGAAGAATTGATAGTAACTGTATCTCCACTAGTTGTAAGTGTTATATTATCACCAGCAACCATGGTTAATGTGTCAGAGGAAGAATCAGCTACAACATCTGATTGTCCAGAAACTGTTATAGTTTTAAATGAGTAAGGTGTTATACGGAAGCCACCTGGAGTGGAACCGTCAGATCGGTATAAAGTACCTTGATTATCAAAGAATAATTTATTCCAGTTGCCAACAAAATCTTCCGCATCTATATTATTGACGCGGCTAGCAACGATCTTATAAACAGCCATGCTTGCTCCTAATTAAAATAGCTGTTAGACTTTTGGTTAGTTACCCTTCTTCTTCAGGATCATCAACTTCATCATATGTTAATTGTTGAATTATTTCTGAATCTTTTCCTTGATCCGATTTTGACAATTCTAATTCTTGTTGACCTGGCGGGACCATAATCGCTTGATCTGGATTGCGTTCATGTTCTGCTGTTTTTACATCGGGATCTTGCTCGCCTGTATCTACTTCAAAATCTCCATCACTAGACATTTTGATATTAATTGGAATGTTAATAGTAAATTCTTTAGCTCGCATGATTTTTATTTAGTTCTAACCTTAGTTAACGTTCATGTTATTGTTATATTATTTGTTAATGTTCCACGAACCTACATGGAACTAGCATTAAATTTAATATGCTAGTTATATTTATCGTGTTCGTTAAATTAATACTTTTAGGTTAAACTAACCCACGATCCGGCTTCTCTAGCCTGGACCTTATCAAGTGTGCTATTATAGATAAGCATACCATTACTTGCAGTTAGGGCATCTCTTTCTGCAGTAGTAAAGCTCGCCAAAGTTAAGGGAGTGTTCACTATATTAACGCTACCGGTAGAAGCGCCGAGTGTTGATTCTATGTTATAATCACCATTAAATCTTTTATTTTCGCTCATGATATATTCCTATTATAGCATATTTATCCTAATAGTGACCGTGTGTTTAGTAAATATCAAGTGCTGGAAGAATTACCAAAGTTGCTACAAAATAAATTAATGAAATAAGAATAGCCCATGTAATAATTGCCCAAAACCAAACAACTATACTTTTTACAGTCTTACTTTGTCTTTCTGTTAATCCCCAGTTAAAATAACCCATTTATACACTAATCTTCCTTGATTAGAATATATTTAGCGTGGTTTTATGCTTGGAAGAGTCTGGTTTATAAAAATGTCTAGGTCTTGATGTATAATATTTATATTGCCAAAATCAATGGCTGTGGATTCTACCCCCATTATTCTATAAAATTGTGACTTAGGGTGTTTTTCAATAACTTGTTTCATTTGATTTTCCCAATTACCATAATATGTTGCTTTATCCTGTAATCCTTTATAATGTTCTGTTCCGGCGTAGATATTATTTACAAATTGATTTGGACTTCCAAAATCAAAACCAATCAAATATATATTATTAAACCCACGTAACGCGGCTCTAGAAGCCGCCGCTGGTCCTGAACTCATTCCATAATATGGTTTTTCTAAACGTCTGCCACCTTTTTCTGGTGCTGGTCTTCTAGTCCAAAATTCATGAGTCATTGGATAACCAGTTGCTTCAATCTCTTGGCACATCTTTTTATCTGTAGCAATTAATACATCAGGTTTAAATTCTCGATGTATGGCATTACATGCATATATCGGTCCATACGTTTTTAATTCATCTAGTGAAATGCTCATGGTAAGCCTACTCCTACCATTTCCTAATACAAAAGCTGTTGTTGTTGTCATAATAAATTATTATCGGGTAATAAAAAATCCCCTCATTATATTTAATAAGGGGATTCCATCCGAAGTTTATTTTATATCAATAATTATATAGCGGTTAATATCAACAATGATTCTGCTGAGTCATCAGCCATTGTATAAGTGTACTTATTATCGCTGAAATCAGTGAATACTCTGTTAGTGAGTTTAGCACATGTTGTTGCTGACCCATTAACAAATCCAACTATAGAGCATTCCCCTGCGGCATGTCCTGTAGCCTTATCAACTAATGTAGCATTACCTACAACACTTCCACCATCATTTGATACACGATATCTACGTGATCCAACTTGTCTGACAATAAATCCTTCAAAATCAGTTCCGCCTATATCTGCACGTACTGGAATTGTTGCTGTGGCTGCTCCGGTTGCGCCGAATCTGACGCCTTTGACTGGTCTTCCCATTTGATTTCTCCTTTAATTAGAAGTCCTATGCGGGTTCTGGCCGCTACGCAGTGGTTACTGCATAAATCGCATTATTGCGACGAATATATTATTTAGCAGATTAACTTAAAAATTTTCTACCCAGTGATTAAGAACTTGTTGGGCAAAATCTTTATGAAACTCTTTATCTGGGTGCATGTTATCTCTAGCACCATTACCCCAATTATCGTCCATTCCAAAATCTGTTAAATTATCTGGGCAATCAGGCCACATAGGACCATGCCTAAATTGACAATCATACTTTTCACATAACATCTTTAAAAATATAATATTTCTTTCCATTTGTATATTCCACCAGTCTTTATTTAATAAATGTATAGGATAATCTTTGTCACCAGGTAGATAATCTCTAATATGCTTAATATTAAATTTATTTTTATTATCTGGTAACTCTACTCGCCCAGGGTGCGGCCAACATATTGCTATTAAATTAGGCTTTAACACCTCTATAGTCTTATATATTGAACGTACAACATATTCTGGACTACTACCGCCCTGGGCTAGATTCCATACTGTTATTTTAGTTTTGAGGCGTTTTTCTAAATGTTTTTTAAGTACCATAGGCCACGTATCTTCGTATGCTACACCAATACCTACAGTAAGACTACAACCAGATACTAAAATATTATATTCACTACGATCATCAAAGCTGTCAGATCTAAAACCATATTCATTAAACTCATAAACAAAATTTTCATGGTTTGAATTAGCATTTTTTGGAATATCAGTATCTACCCATTTAAATTTAGAATTAGGTTTATATTTGCCTAAAAAAAGTCCTTTCTCCCAGGCCTGATTGAATGGTGTTTTAAGAAATTGAAATGGAAAAATACTATTATCGGTACTCATTATTTTATTTATAGGCCAAATAAAAAGCCCTAATTAAAGGGCTTTTTTATGAGTATTAAATAATTTTGGGGGATTCAACTAAATACATGTAGGGGATTATCCCCAACAATTTAGGAGAATCAAAATGGCAGTAGTAACAAGAACTCATCCAGCCACAGAAGCTATTAACGTAGAATCTATAGGCAAAGATCTACAATTTTTCGTTGTAGATTACACCGTTGCAGTTAATGGTAGTGCAGGTCCCGAAGGCGCTCAAGCCGCAACACAGCGAGCTATTGGCGATACAGCAACAGTTGTTTGTATTGGTCCTTTAGTGGACACTAATACACAGCAAAACTTCTGTGTTGAAGGTGGCGACGCTGTTGTTGTTGCAACATTGCAAACAGCAATACGTGCTTTAGGTACAGTTGACTCTATTAACTTAGCTAGTACAACAGTTACAGCAACAAACCTTGGTATTTTAACAGCGGCAGTTGTATAGTAATAACAACTCAACTTATTATAAGTTACCAGAAAAACCCCGGCTTGTTCGGGGTTTTTTAATGGCCAAATAAAAAGCCCTAACTAAAGGGCTTTTTAAAGTGGTTAATCCTAAGATCAACGCTACAAGTAATAAGTCTTAACTAAAAGACAAGTTACTCATGGCAATTTCTCCGACATAATCACCAGCATTACCGAATGAAGAACTTGTATTTGAAAGTTCAATATATCCGTAACGTGTTAGAAAACTAACTACTGGTTCGAATGTGCTAGGATCGAGTACAACCCCTGAGCTCATCAATGGAACGTATGGGCAGTAAAAAGCTGCCGCATCTGCTTCAGATGAACCTTTATAACCAACTAAACATGCAGTTGAATCAGACGCATATGAATCAACATATACTTTCATTGCTGAGTTCAATGTACCAACATATTTGGTATTAGTAGGTGCTTCAAAAGTACCTTCTGTTGAACGAGCAAATGCTGAAGTCGTAGCAGATTGTAGTACGGTAAGGCCTGCTGGTGAAACAACAGTCCAGTTACCAGCACCACGACGTGTACGCTGTGCAATCAAGTTAGCTGTACGGTTGATAAGAACAGCTAATGCCGCATGTTCATCACCAACAAATGTAGCAGTACCTGATACAGTAGCTTGGTTATAAGTAAATTCCGTTGCCGCCAACGCACGTAGGCTAGCTAGAATTTCTTGGTCTATTTCAGCGGTTATTTCTTGTGCTAAGGCTGCCATTATTTCAGCTTCAACATCAATACCATGCTGTGATTGTGCATCTTGAGCGGCTTCAAAAGTCCAGCGAGCTTGTAGCTTTCTGGTTTTAGCTTCTACAGCCTGTTTCAAGATTTGAACAGAAATCTTACGACCGCCTGTTCCTTCTTTTGCACTTGCAGTATCACCAGATCCAGCTGTTCCGTCACCGGAATATGCTGTAGCGATTTTAAATGGGCTAAGTGCTTCGTCGCCTGCGAGTACGTCGTTTGCTGTACCAGTAGCATTATTTGCTTCTGCGTAACGTACACGTAAGGTGTGTATTTGTCCGACAGGACCTGTCATTGGTTGAACGCCAACAATTTCGTTAGCGATAACAGTAGGCATTACACGTCTGATAACTGGAAGGATAACACGGTTAAGTGCACCAATGTTACCAGCGCCAGTAGAGCCTGCTGTTGCAACTTCTGACAAATTTTTACGAGTGTTTTCTAAAATAACACTCATTGCGTTGCGTTTTTGACCTTCTAAGCCTTCTAAAAGGGCCTCTTTGGTCTCATCCCAACGGCTTTCAAGTAGTTCTTGTGACATCATTTTTCTCCTAAATAACTTCTTGTTTACAAACCAGCTAGTCGTCTAAGGTCGATAACGTTGGTGTTATCTTCTTCAGCTTTCTTCTGACTAGCTTTATCCCCAGTTACTTCCTTTACTGATTCTGTTAGTTTAGTCTTTTTAGACTTCACAACATCCTCTGAAAGTACCGCCGGGAGATATTTTTCAAAAGCGTTTTCCAATCTAGTTGTTTGTACGCTTTCTAACAAGTTACGCATGACTTCTTCTTTCTCTGTGTTTAACGGAGAAAGTAGTTCGGTAAGTTTAGCTTCACGAACATTTTTATCTTTAATCATGTTAACTTCTTTGTCTTTTGTCTCGACCAACTTATTCGTTTCGTCGAGTTTTGCGGTTGTTTCATGCAACTGCTGATCTTTTCCTTCAATTGTAGCTTTTAACTTGCGAATTTCTTCATTCTCATTAAGATGAGTACCAACAAATTCTGAGGCAAAGGCTTCAAAAATCTTACGACCAAAGCTATTCTCACGAGCAACTTTGATGTCTTCATGCAATTGAGAAAGTTCAGCTTTCAAATGCTTGGCAACGGCAGTAGTCATTTTTGAGGCGCTTTCAGAAATAAATTTTTCTTTAAGTGCTTCAAGTTTTTCACGTGCTTCTGCAACAAGACGGACTTTTGTTTCAATAACATCTTTCTTATCTTCTGCAAATTCTGTGATTTCTCTGGCTAATGCTTTAACAACAAATTGTTCCATTTTTTCCATTGTAACTTTTTGCTGTTTACGGTCTTCACGAAGATCAGTGATTTCTTCAGCAAGTTTTTTAACTAAAAAGCTATCAAACTTTTGTGCTGATTCTTTCATTTTTGCGTTAAATTTAACGCGATCTTCTTCTAACTGAGATTTTTCAGATTTAACTGCTTCAATTTCAGTTGTTAGACTTTCGGTTACCATGCGATCGATTGCTTCAACCATGTTTTGCTTATCATGTTCATAACGATGTGCAAACTCCTCGCGAAGTTCTGCGCCGATTGATTTACGGGTTTCTGCTAATTTAGCTTCCCAAGCTTCTTGGATTTCTTCCTTAGCTTCTTCGTTTATCAACTCGCTATCAAGCAATGGTTTAATTACATCTAGCATGCGATTCTCCTATAAGTCTTAAGCACCAAGTTCCTTGATAAGTTTTAAAACTTCACTTTTCAAGTAACGTGCTACTTTTGCATCATTTCCGGGTTCCTTTGCCATTTCCAAAACTTTATGACCATATTTCATGTTCATAAGGCCTTCATATATTGCTGTTGGATAGGCATTAGGTGCACTCGGTTGTGACACAATGTCGACAGTGATTATTTCAAATTCACTGACTTGTCCTGAGCTCTCGCCAACGTTTCCGCTGCCGCGACTCGAAACCCCTAGTTTTACTCCGGATTCTAACATAGTTTTAACTAGTTGACCCATTGGAGTAGGTAATATTTTTAACTTACCACAACCATTTGGACCGTCCATCCACATATTTTCAATTAAATGTGAAACACGATCAAGGTTGATTTTTAAATCATCTGGGTGATCAACTTCGCCTAGAACACTATATCCTCCGGTGATTTGTTCGTTAAGTGTATTAACGGCCAATTCAATCTCATTTACTGGATAAACACGTTCGTTGGCGTTTTTAACGCCACCCTGGATAC